CGGACTTTTATAACTCACCCCACTTCACCTCCCGGCCACAAATCCGGCAGTATTTGTCTCCGACATTTACAATCGCGTCGCACGATCCGCATACCAAATACCTGCTGTTTCCTTTCGGGTCGCTTTTCGAAATAGGGGACACGGGTTCCAGCATATCAATGACGTCCTGGATAATGTCCACGGGTATAATAGATGAAAATCCTTCAATGCAGTCCTCACATGCCATGCGCCCATCGCTGTAATGGTGCGGGCAGCTTTTGCAATCGTCTTTCATGCAATGTGTCAGAACTTCGATCATTTCTTTCCGGTCAACTATCTTTGTTCGTTCCATTTTTGGCCCTCTCTTTCCGCGCGGACAATTTCAGTGTGCTCATTTTACATCTTTCATTATGTCTCCCAGATACTCATACAGTCTCACATGTCTTCCGAACACTCTCATCTGTTCCCAGGGTACCACGTACATTTTTGCTGCATAGGTATAATGATTGTTCAGTACATCACCAAATGGGCCTCTGCAATTGTCTGGCTCCTTATATATGATCTGGACCAGGTTATTGGCTAACATGCCCTCTACAAGTCCTTGAGTCAGCTGCTCCTTAAGTATTTCCATGTCGCGTTCCGTTGGCTCCTCAGTGAGGACAACGTGAGAACCGTACGGCTCTATATCCGCCTCAATCACATGAATAGGTCCGGTTGATTCTTCCAGCGTGGGTGTGGTAAAACCGGCCACGTCTAGACGGTGTTTCAGTTTGTCATTTTCCAGTTCAAGCTCTCTGTTTTTCGCAAGAATATGCAAGTACTGGTGACACCAACTGTTCGCCTTTGCCTGTGCTTCCCTGAGCTTCTTAATTATCTTCGTCTGTTTCATGTTTTTGCTCATCCCTCTTGCTCCTTCTGATATCAAATCCAGTCAAAAATCCATTCAACCAGGCCAGAATAATGAAAATGATATATACAACGAGGTCCATGTTCACTTCATCTCCAGCTCCCGTATCCGTGCCAGGGCATCTTTTGCGAGCTTACCGGTGCAATCTGGATCTTTGAAGTACGGACATCCCTGGCAAACGTCCTGATCATTCGTCCTTATTCCGCTGCACTTTTCTAATCCATCCATCAGGCGTTCACGTTCTTTTTTTATCTCTTCTGTCGATTTGAACTCATCCATCACCAATACATAATCATGTTCTACCGGTATAATGCCAACATGGATATTATCTACTCTTTTAACTCCATCATCCCCACTGTCAAAATATACCGATATATCTCCCCACTTATCTTTCATCGTTTCAAGTTTCGAAACCAATTCTCCTACTTTCATCTTCTCCTCCTCGCCGGCGGCACCCAGCTGTCCGCCCTCCTGATCGCTGCCCGGCAGCTGATCTCCTCGCAGATCCGGCCCAGGTGAGTCTCCACCCAGGCCAGAGCGATAAACATCAGGGCCAAAATAATCCAGAACATCACTCATCATCATCCATCATCATTTTTAGTGCCATCATAGTATCTTAATCCATCGTTTCTTTGGGCCTAGATTTGGAGTGTCGCGTCTACGGCTTTTGGTATCCCACGAATTGCCGCGGGTAATCCCTTCAAACATCCATCCTGATGCTTTCAGGCTTGCGCCCGGTTCATCTAGAAGGGTGTAGGTGATGATCTGTTCATATCCCATTTCCTTCGCAATACGGCTTGCTCTGCCGTATAAGAAGGAGCAGGCGTTTTCCGTGCCATCGGTACAGCACCGCAGGACCTGACAGACCTTCCGATAGTCATAGGACCGGGCCAGTGGACGGCCTACCGTGATAACGCCAACGATTTGTCCCCCCCCGTTTATGCAGGCCACGCGCCACATATCTCCGTTTGTCTTCGGAAGATGTCGGTGGTGCTCATGGATCCATGCAGCCGCTTCGCGCTGGGATATTGGAATGGCTTTCAGCATTTCTTCTGATACTCCTTAAATGTCGATACTTTCCAAATCATTCCCCTTCCTGCATCATAGAGCTGCATCCCTGCAGCTCACAATATCCGTCAGGCATTTCAGAACCATAGTGCAGTGAGTCCAGGATCAGATTCCGGATCTCGCAGTGCTTCACTTCACGGCCTTTCTTCTCGCAGCACCAGCAGTCCTGGCTGACGATTTTGTCCATGATGTGTACAAAAGCCTCCTCGTCCACGTATATCACGCCCTTCAGCGTGCTCGGATCCGCTTTCTTGATATGTATTGAGATCTCCGAGTTATCCAGCTCATGCTGCATAGCGCGCCGCTTGTGATCCGGTACAGTGTCAAGCAGTTGTGCCGTCAGCTTGGCAAGCCTGGTATAGATCATCCTTGCATCGCGCCATCCGCCTGGGATCAGATGGAAGCGGTCCTTCAGGCTGTCTATACTATTCGTCACCTCGTTCTTGCTCAGCACAATACAGCGGAGCGCGTTGTACTCGCGTCCTGTCAGTGGGTATTTCCCGTCTTTATCCATCGGTTTCAGCATATCCATCCTCCTAAAACGGCCGGTGCAGCCAGGCATAAGCGGGCTGATCCGGGTCATGCTCACCCCGGTTCCCGTACCTGACACTTGTCAAAGAGGAGATGACAGTCCCATGCGGGATGCACGGCCAAGAATCAGTCAAGTTCTTTGATTTCAGAGAGCCATTCAGGAACATCTGTGATTTTGTGTTCTGCGTTAGGACGTTGTTCATAGAGCTGTTCCTGGACCACTTTCTCTTCTTTCTTTTTTTCTTTTTCTTTTTCTTTCTCTTTCTCTTTCTTTTTTTCTTTTAGCAGATTTGTTCCGTTTTGTTCTGTTTTGTTTTCGTTTGTTTCGTTTTGTTTCGGTTTGTTACTTCCAGCCTTGCTGCGTTTCTCAGAGATCACCCGGTTACGGTCCACCTGGCCCTTGAGAAAGCGGAAGGCTATCTTTTCCTGCCCCTGCAGCAGATCGGCATACTCAGTCCCGGCGGCATATGAGATTACGGCATCGATCAGGCGGCCTTTTTCCTCGAAGGACAGGTCCTGAGTCACTTCCAGCCACTCCAGGAAAATTGGCACGTACTCCAAACCTCATCCACCTCATTCCCGCATCTTCTCCAGCACCTGATACCACTCACAGTATGTATACCGGCCGCTGCAGAAAACCTCCATCTGCCGCTTTTTAGTTTCGGTATCCTTGTACCGGAAAATGTGCCTGCATCCATCCTCCGGCCCCTCACACTGGATCTCAGTTGCTTTGTGCGCCAGGAACAGGGGGCACCGGATCGCCCCTGTCCCTGACGTCATCGAAGCGCCACGCTTAGACATTTGCCGGATCCTCTGCAGGCGCTTCTTCTACGGTGCCGTCCGCCTCGATGAATTCAGCAGCGTCCAGAAGTTCATCCGCGCTGGTGGTTTCATCGAAGGTATGCACCGTTTCATCCTGGGCCATCTCGCGGTGGAAGTCTGTGGAAAGAGGCGCGTATTTCAAGACGCGCTTGAGGACAGTCTTTTTGGCCATTTCCTCGAAGGACGTCTGCCAGGGACTGGACGTGCCGCCCTTGAAAGATTCGGAGTATTTCCGGGCATGGGCCCGGACGTCCTCATCGGACATTACCTCGAACCCATAACCACCCGATTTCGTGTGATATACGGCATAGTAGTAGATCGGAGCGCCGCGGTCAGACAGCGCCGGCTTGTGCCGGAGCTTCGGCTCCAGGCCAAACTCATAATCAAACTCATCATTTTCGTAGACCGTCTGCGCTGAGATGCTGGTGATCTCTCCGGAGCGGTATGCCAGATCAATCAGGCCTTTATATCCCAGCTCAAATGAACAGCGCATCTCTTTCGCCCAGCTGCCGTCCGGCTTTTTAACGGAGGTGTTCCTGGGGATCAAATATCCCTGTCCCAGTGGAGTATTGCACTCAAGACCCAGCTGCGCAGCCGTCATCATGGCACCCAGAAAGCTCTGAGTGGTGCAGGCAGCCAGTTTCGGATTGGTAGAGATAGCGGAGATCGCAATACGGGAGAACCTCTCCGGCGTGATCACAGAGGGCAGGGCCGCCTTGATCGCCGGTGCCATCTTGTCAATGGCGCTCATCATAGTCTTCCGCTGGATCTGTTCCGTTGTCATCTCGGTACTTTTCTGGGCGGTCGCTCCGGCGATGATGCCGGCCTTAGCTGTGGTTTTGGTTGTCATGTCAATTCCTCCTTACTTCATCAAGAAAACCCTGACAGGTTTCGACGATTCGTACTTGGCCATTTCCGGATGCTCGGCCAGGCACTTCTTTTTATCAAACGTGCTCTTACTCTGAGACTTCCAGCTACACTTGTACGGGCCGCACGTGGCCATCTCAGCATCACCCATATCAGCCTTGATGATGTTTTTGATCGCTTCCATGCGCTTTTCCAGCTTATCGGAATCGGTTTTCAGGAGCTTGTACTCCTCAAAAAGTTTCTCCCGGCCGAACAGCTCAATGGTTCCAGATCCAGTCGGATGCATCTGATCAATGACTTCAGCGGTCGCCTCGGAGCCATCAGGCACCGGAGGCTTATCCGCCAGCACCAGGGCCCAGAAATTCTCCGCCGCTTCATTGAGCGCGTTGATCTCGGACTCGTCCACATACAGGCAGCACTGGGCCTGCTCCAGCTTCGGGATCTCACGGTCCCGGACCAGCTGATAAATGTGGAATTCCGAATTCCCGACCAGTACCGCCAAAAACCACTCATTAAGCTCACATACGGCCATATACTGGACGCACTGTGCGTAATACTGGGAAGGGAAGTCCTCACCGTGGAACTGTTTGGTATTGAATGTGCTGGTGGTTTTAATCTCCAGCCCTGCCCGGCGGCCTACACACAGCCGGTCCGGCGTGGCGTGAAGTGTAGGATACAGATCATTGCGCCAAATGAAATTGGTTTTCTGCACCTGGATCCCGGTTTGGGCCGTGAATATGTCGGCCACGCACTGCTCCAGATAGGAACCAACCTCAGTCCGCAGATTCCCTTCAAACGCCGGGATCTTCCCGGTGCGCTCAGCCCACAATTTAAACGGGCTGCTGTAGGGATTGAGTCCCAGAATGGTCCCGATCTCGGAACCTCCGATGCTCTTTGACCTCTCGGCCAGCCATGCCTTTTTGGCATCTTCTGATTTCCTTGGGTCCTCAACTCTTACCTTGGTGATCATCCATCATCCATCCTCTCTCATTTACTGTGCCGCGGTTTATACGTGGCGTTAATAACCGAAATCGTTTCTACGTTTCCTTTGGAAAGTTCATGCATCAGCTGCCTGGTATCGGACCATCCACAATGCGGGCACGCGGCCAGCGGGCACCGGGAGGCGGCGTACCGGAGCTGCACAGTGTGATTGCACCGGGAGCATGTCCATTCCCATGCCATGCCCATAGCGATCTCGCCCTCAGGCACCCAGAAATCCTGCACCATCTCGTCTTCCTGATCATCCTCATAATCGGGCGGAATGTATCCTGGTACCCATCCTTCCGGCAGGCAAACATTCAGGTTGATTTTCATTTTTGGTTTAACTCCTTCCTCAATCTCCGCGTCCTGGAATCCTTGAAGATTTCATAGACACCAGCGCGTATCTGCTTATCTGCGTACAGTTTTTCGCGTTCAGCGCGGTATGCCTGGTATTTAGGGCACTTGTCATGGCAGGCCAGGTGCCTGTCCGTACAGCCCTGGCACGGCGCTTTCATTCCTCTGAGACGCCGAGGAACCGGAAGAACGGTATCCGGGGAATCATCACCCTGGCTCCCATCACGATCACCTCGAAACCCAGCTTATCCGGATCCTCTTTGGCCTGGCATCTCAGGCTCTGTGGATCACAGCCAAGGATGCTGGAAGCCTCTGCCGGAGTCAGGAGCAGCTTGTCTCCGTACCGCTTAAGCTCATTCATGTCGATCATTTGTACCTCCTAAAGTTACGTGCACGGAACTTTTTGGGCAAAAAAATCCCGCTGATATGGCCGGAATATCGCTCCCAGTCATTTCCACTCCTTTCGTTTTTATCAAAGTTACGGCCACGCAACATAGGATAGACCATCTGGACATATAAGTCAATAGCTAAACGCAACTTTTTGCAACTTTTTTCGCTAAAATCCATTGATTAGCAATCGCTGGCATGCTAGAATTCTCATGAGAGGAGGCGCATATAATGAAAGAATTCAAGTCAATCCTGGCGTCGCGTAGACGCGAACTAGGCCTAACCCTGGAAGAAGTAGGGAAAGCGGTCGGCGTATCGAAGGGCACCATCCAGCGCTGGGAGGCAGGGATCATCTCCACCCCTAAAATGGATAAGCTGCAGCGCCTCGCTGATGTACTCCGGATGCCGATCAATCAGCTTGTCGCCGGCGCTGAACTGTATTTTGATGATCCCACGGACATGGAGATTCTGAAAAAGCTCGGGTACATGGATGATGCCGGGAACGTGCTGCAGGCCTCCTCGGACGAGGAGCAGACCCTGATCCGGCTGTACCGCGGGGCTGAGCCTTATGCACAGATCATCGCTGTAGAAATCCTGGAAAATCATCAAAGGTGAGAAGGGCAGGGAAGGATAAATGTTCTGGAAAGTCTTCATCGGCTTTATCAGGGTGGTGGTGATACCGCTCGGTGCAATCTACATGATTTATATACTGATCATGGCAGCGATATCCATTGTGCATGATGAAAAGAAAAAGAAAAAATAAAACCCGCTGCTCTTCAAAGCAGCGGGCCTTGGCGATGGATGTCTGGAACCTACAGAAATGAGAAAGGGAGATATTTGCATTGACAGCATAAATTGTATCACGATTGCCTGAAAAATGAAAGTGTCCCGGGAGGCTCGACTACCTCACCGGGACCATGAGCAAAATCTGACAGGAGGATTATACCATGCAATGCATAAAATGTACAGCAGACATACCCGACGGAGCAGCATGGTGCCCCTGGTGCGGGAAGAAACAGAATGAAGAAAAAGTACGCCGGCGGGGGAATGGGCAGGGCAGCGTCTACAGAATAGGCTCTAAATGGGCCGCTGTGGTGGTTCTGGGCTGGCATGAGGGAAAACCCATCCGTGTGAAGAGACAGGGTTTCCGGACGAAAAAGGAAGCACTGGAGGCCATTCCCGGGATGCGTGCACGGGCGAAGCGCGCTCCGGAGACATTGGAGCAGATCTATACCAGGTGGAAAGAGCAGCACGGGAAGCGGGTCAAATCATCAACCATGGTTGTTTATACAGCTGCGTGGAAGCATTTTAAGTCAATCCAGTATATGAGGGTAGATCAGATTGTAAAAAGTGATCTCCAGGAATGTATTGACAGTTGCCCGGCAGGGAAGAGGACCAAGGAGAACATGGTCACGCTGGCCGGGCTGCTCATGAAATTTGCCATCGATGAGCAGGAAATCAGCAGGAATGCGGCTGAGAACCTGTGGTCCGGCGGCGATGAAACCACGCACCGTGCGCCGATCACGGAGGAGGAGCTGCAGCGGATCTGGCAGTCAGGCCTTCCGTACTCTGATTATATCGTGGCCATGTGTTATCTCGGATATAGGCCAGGTGAATTCTGCGGTTTGCGGAAAGATCAGCTGATGGAGCAGGACGGGATCCGGTACTTCCGGGCCGGAATTAAAACCGCTGCAGGCATCGACCGCGCAGTAACCATCCCGCCGGTGATCTGGCCGATCATCGAGAGGCAGCTCTCCCTGGATTCTGAATGGATGTTTCCCGTGAAACAACAGCGGAAAAAAGGATGGCAGCGCATGAGCAGTGCGTATTTCCGCGTAAATGTATTCAATCCGATCATGGCCGCCCTGGGAATTAAGGGGAAAGTTCCCTACGGAGCCAGGCACACCTACTCAAACAAGCTGAAAATGGTCGCCGGATCAGGCAAAGATAAAGCAGAGCTCATGGGTCATGTAGATTATACGTTCACTGAGAAGGTGTATCAGACATCTGATCTCCAGTCCATGAAGGCCATCACGGACCAGATGGCGTAGCAGTAGGCGTAGCAGTAGGAGACAATTCCGCACAATTCTAGACAATTTCGTCATCCGATTCATAATAAAATAAACATGAGAAAAGCCTTGAGATTACTGGGTTCTCAAGGCTTTTCTATATCTGGTCGGAGAGAGCTGAACTCTCAGACTCTTGAGTCGTGCTCAAGAAAAGAACGCCTTATCTAAGGCGTTCTTCGCGAAAAACGTAGCAGTAGTGTAGCAGTAGATTAGCCCTCTTCAGGAGGTTCTACTGGCACCTCAGGGAGCCCTGCCAGGCTGGTCAGCAGGGAGCAGATCCCGGCCACCAGGGCTGTACTGCCCACGGCCAGCCAGTTGATCTCAGTCAGCGTGGCACCTACAGTGATTGCGCCAACGGCCGTCTGGGCCACCGTTTTAATGGCACGGATCCCGGCCGCCTTCAGCCATGCTTTCGTTATCATTTCACTTCACCTGCTCTTCAGATCGCGGATGTCATGCTCTGCCTCGGACATTCTTCCCTCGAGTATAAATGTTCTTTCCACAACAGAATTGTGCTTGTCCACTTTTTTCTCGAGCTGTTCCAGCCGGTACGCCACTAGGGCCTGGCTTTTCCGGTTGGCAAGGTAATTGCCCCAGAGGGACAGGAGCCCTACGATCACGGACGCGCCGGCAGTAATTAGTGCCTGCACTCCGATCACTCCATTTCCTCGATCAACTTCTGGATTTTCATCCGGGTACTAGGGTCGCGGATCTCCTGGAGAGCGTTCTGAAGCTCATCCTGCCCGCCGCCATGACGGCTGTAACGATAGCTGCTGCCACGATAAGCGGATTCGGAGATGCCACCCATGCCATCATCATACTCCGGGCGCCGGCGGGAATACCGCATCGATCTGCTGGAGTATTCATCTTCAGCAGATTTGATAATGTTGCAGGTGTGGTCCGCAGCGGATGCGAGGTATTTCATCACCATGACATCCTGATCGGACCATTTCTGCTTCTTCAGATACTCGATGTACTCATCGATCAGACGCTCCTTCATTTTATAAAGCTGTTCCATCTCATTCACCTCCTCAGGCAATTCGTGTGATGGTCAGGTTCGCGTTCTGCACCTCAATCACTGGTGCCGGCGTAACCGTGGGATCAGCTGTGGCAGGGACAGAGTCCACGCCCAAGCTGAAGCAGCAGCA